CAGTTGAGCAGTCATCTCAGCAATGCGTAAATCGCCTGCTTCTTTATGCTTGCCTTCTTCTTCGAGCTGTGCTATCTGTGCTACTTTCTTTTCTTCTTCGAAAGTTACAGCACGTTTAACAGCCTCATCACGAGCACTGTAAGCGTCATTAAGTTTACCCTTGATTCCAGCCAGTTGTTCTTCAACTTGAGCGGCAACCATTGCAGCAATCTCTTCTCCACTTGCAGCGGGAGCTACGTTTCCTTCTTCGTTATTCAATTCATCAGACATATTGTTATTTCCTAGGCCACAGGCCGTTTTATTAGGTTGGGGATCACAGATCCATTAGTGTTCATTTGTTTATGGGCCAATACCATAGAAGTCCCACCCTTTAGGGATAGGGGCCATGATGTCAGCACCAGTAATACCGTCTTTGGGATTTAGAAGACCGAGATCAGTTGCTTTCTTCACCAGTCTCTGGTAAGAAGCTTCGCTCATCCCGTCTTTCCTCATTGCTTTCAAAGTCTTTAGTAGAGTGTCACCTTCAACTGCTTGAGCATACATTCCGCGTAATGCGAATTTAGCATCAACTGAATCAGCTATGTTGGTGTAGAAACCATCGTGAATTGTAGACGTATAAACTCCGTTCTTCTTGCCCCACAAGTGGAACCAGCGTACTATGGTTGCGTCATTCATATGATTACCGTTTACTCCTAGACCGCTACGAGCATCAATAATGGATGTTCTTCCTACGAACTTGGAATCCGTTACTGTATCCTCATAGATGTTACTTACCTTCTTACCTGTCACAGGATCAGTGAATGTTATCTTCTCCTCGACTTTCGGTCGGTATCGCTGATACAGAGTTTTACCATCCATTGTAACCCAAGGTATATCTACCTTTCCGGATTCAGTGATGTAAACCTCTCCTGCCTCTTTCCAAAAGGAAACGAAGCTCTCCGTTACAGGAGCGATGTCTTTAAGGTGCTTAGACATAATTTTGGCTATCTCTTGAAATTGAGCAGGCCCTACTATGTTACCTTTGACATTGGTCAGCTTTGATACAAATAGCTCGGAGTCGGGATGGATATCTCTTGTTTGAGCAAGTATCTTATTCCCGAGTGGAGCATTGTTGGTGATAGAGTAGTTCACCTCTTTCTTTAACTGTTTGAGAGAAGTTGCCACAGACATCGTCCCTCCGTCCTCCGCAACCTTAATAGAGCGGTCTATATTTTTATTAAATCCAGTTAAGTCCTTAGATGTTACTACTACATAGTTTTTCTCAGCGAGGACTTTAGCTAACTTACCTTCGATAGCACCTGCTTGAGTTGCCCTTCCTGCACCATAAAATGAAACCATTGACTGACCTTTTGCGGCTTTCGCCATATCTCCAAACGAGAGGTCATTACCAAGTGGGTTTATCTTAAGGAAGTCGGGATCGGACATAGTTCTTTCTGCGACTAAGTCATATAGCCGATTCTTTCGATCGGTTGCTAATACATTTGAGGCATTGGCTAAAGCTCTATCTCGCGTTGATAAGGCAATCACCTGTGCTCCAGATGCGGAAGCGTCATTCTCGTTTCCGAGTTGAGTCTTATATGTTTGTAGTCGTGCTGTATTATTAAAATCACCGTCTACGTGTCTGTGAATACGGGTGTACTCTAGGGCAAACCGCGCAAGCTTAGGAACTTCCTCTGCTTCAGTAGCTCGTATAAGAGGGTGCTCTAGGAACTCTCTCATGCGTCTATCTTTCTGGGTTGTTGCTAACATTATGTCGCCGATTTCCAAGAATGCTTTCTCGTTGGCTTTAAATGACCTAATGCGACCTTCGTTGGTAAGCACACTAGATGCTTCTCCTACGAGGGTTCCTAATTGTATCCGTAACTCTTCCATTACAACAGGTGAGATATTCTTTCTTTGCTTAGTGTTAAGGAACGGGCGTACAAATTCTCCGCCAGCGGGGTGCAAATACCCTTGGGTATATACACGACCTCGTCCATCAATTTGAGTCCAGTTTCTCCAAGACGACTTATTGTCTACGTGCCATTTGACAGCTTGCATCATTCCCGAGCCTTGTTCGCCTCGCTGCTTAATGATCTTTCTAAAGCCGTTAAGGTCATCGTAGTAATTGACTCGTCCTCTGGGGTCTCTGAAACGAACTAAATCGTCAAAGAAACGTCCGAGGTCTTGGTCTACTTCCCACTCAAAATCCATCGTGTGGTTAAGCATTTCAGAGAAGTCACTATCTACTAAGTTCTGATCATAGTTGCCACCGGCTTTCCGAGTGATTAAACTTTGACTAGTCTTGCGTCCTCTTGCATCGTAGTATTTGGTAGAGCCTGCTTTAACATAAAGCCTGTCTCTTTCATTAACAATTCCGATACGTCTAGAGTAAACTAGTTCTCTATTCACTCTTTGAAGTTTGAGCATATTAGGGTCTACAATCTGAACTTCTCTAGATATAGTATCTGTAAAAGAACCAACTGCTGGACGACCAGAGTCTAAATCAGTTACACCTCTGCGCGTTACACCTCGAAGGCCAACCTTGATCTTGCCAGATTCTTGGAATCCTTGCAGTACCTTAGAGCCTGTCTTGTGGTAGTTAGCGATAGTAGGAGCACGGAAGAAGATGTCGAAATCGCCTTTCTCAGCTTCGAATATTTTCTTTCCTATTTGTATAGACAACGAATCGTAGTCCGTAGAACTGCCAGTTGCAATATCTTTTGTTATCTCAGATAGAAGCTGCGTCCGGTCTTGGACATACTCAGGTGTCTTAGCCTTGTTGTACCAGCTGTCTGTTTTCTTAGTGTATAACCACTCAAGATCTAGGAATCGTCTCTTCTTCTCATTACCTGCTTGGAGGAATCGAGTCAAAGCGGGATCCGAAGGAACACCGTCCCACTTCCTCAAGAACGCCTTGCCGAAAGGTAAGCTCTCTATCTGCTTTCTTTGTCTAGCTATAAACTTGTCTTTAGAAGGCAAGAATGTAGGTGGCTTTGGGAAATAAGACCTTAAAGGGGATCTCCCAGTGATATACAGCTTCTTAGCAAAAGGTAGGCCTTCTTTAACAGCCCAGTCGTCTACATATTTTTGGTTAGATAAAGTACGTTTAGCAATGTCGTCAAATGAAGTCCACTCTCCAAGTATTTGAACTTGTGCTTGGTCTGCTTTGCCTCCGAACCTAAACATCTGCGAGTCTGACCTAGACCGCCTATCTAAAATTCGAGAAGTGTTGACAACAGAGTTTTTCATTTCTGCTCTTAGTACACCAGCATAGTTGTCCCAAGGTCTCTTATCTTTGGCATATCGCTCAAAGGTTACTCTCAGGTTTTCTACTACTGCTGACTGTTGATTAACAGATAATCCATCTGCTTCAAGCGAATCACCGAAGTTCTTTATCCACGCCTTCTCTTCAGGTTTGAGCAGCTTAGAACTATCTACGAAGTCCAAACGCTCTTGGTATACCTTGAAGTTAGGGTTATATATAAGTGTTGATTTGGTTTCACCTGTAAGAGGGTCTACGCTGACGTTTCTCTCGTCATATTGGTTGTTAGCTCTTCTGCGTATATCCTTCTTACCCGCTATTGATGTTCCTCGAAAGTCCACTAAAGACAGAGTGCTACCTGTATTGTTTGCTTCCGCACGCATAAAGTCCCGAAGTTCCGACTCGACTTTCTTGTTAGTTAGTAACGTAGAAGGTTTCGCGGTACGGATCTGTAGGTTGTTTACAGACTTAGTGCTGTAAGTGCGCTGCTTGACAGGTATGACACTAGTGTTCATATTGTCTAAACGTCTTAGTGCCGTTAAGGAAAGAGGATTACCACTTGCTGTAGTAAACTTCTCAAGGGGGATCTGGCCACTGTCGAAGAGATCTACTTTCTGTGAATCACCTTGGAAGTGACGTACCTTGGTAGCCCTTGGTTGTCGCCTTAACCATTGACCGTAATTCTCCTTCACAGGAGGTAGGCCATTGAATTTCTGTACACCAACTTGCGGTAGTGCTTTTAATGCTTTCTTTTTAAC